TCTTTAGGATCAAATCTTGCGTTTATAAGACCATCAACCGATTCTATTGTTTTAGCTCCAGCGAAAACTAATTCCTGCATTTGGTTGAAATTATTTAGAAAAACTGTTGAACTACCACCTTCACGTGCAGCAAATGAGTTAACTAAATTTACAAGGTCTATAGCACCTTGAGATTTATTTTGATTATCAATTGCTGCCGTTAATAAATTATTTTGTACTCCAGCAATTTTTCCATTAACAAAAGTTGTATGATTACCGCTAGTCTCAATATCTGTTTTTTCATACAAATCTTCAACTAAAGGATCAAAATGTTCAGCTAACATATATTCATTATATCTGAAATATCCATCAGGATCTGACAATATTTCATATACTGACATTTTCATGTGTTGTTGGATTTTAGATTTTAGAGATCTATCACCACCAAGAGTATAGTCTTGTGTAACAATATCATGTAACGGATCTTTCTCATCAGTTAGTGCAGATTCATATTCATCTAAACTTATTTCTCCAGTAAAATTCTGATCTTCAACATAAAATTTAGTGGGACTTTGGTTTTTAATCCAATTAGGGAAATGTTTTTTTGCTTCAGCTAAATTAAATTGTCTTACAGCAGCTCCGTAGAAACCAGTACTAGTTAATATTTTATCAACTAAAGCTTTTGATTCACCTTTTAATTCTTCAGTCCAAGCCCATTCAGCACCTTTTTGTACAGTTTCTTCATTATATCTTACATTTTTTCTGAAACCTTCATCTAATTTTTTACGTACATCAGGATCTATACGTTTTAACCTAGCTAAATCTTGATAAGCGTCTAATGTATCCTTCTTACGCCAAGCGTCAGTAACTTGAGCACCTGCTTTAAGTGCCTGTGGTATAGCACTCCATGGATCAAAACCATACTGTGCTTGTAATTTCTCAATTCTTACATTATTTCTATGTATTACCTCGTCACCTTTATATTCAAGATCAATGTTTGTTACACCTTTATCTCTACGTCTTATGAAATTTTCTTCTGCTATTTTAGCATTCTCTTTCCTAAGTCGAGATTCTTCATTAGAACGTTGAGGTGGGTTTAAAGCTAATATCTCAGCGAAGGGTTTAAAGTCAACAGTACGTTGGTATTTTTGTGAATCTTTCATAATATCATAAACCTCCTATGCCGAATCTTCCCTTACCAGGTAGGTTTGGATTTCCATATTGACCCATTGCTCCAGCCGCTCCTGAAACTCCTGCCATTATATCTGTAAATAATCCACCAGATACTTTAGCTGCTCCTGGAGGACCACTTAATTGTGGACCTGGACCACCTGCTACTCTTAACTGAGGTACTATAGCAATTTTAGACCACGCATTATAATCAGCTACTGCATGTTGTCCTACAAAGGCACCCATCTTACGTTTGTATTCGCCTTGAGCGCTGTATAAAGTTTTGTCCATTTCTACTTGTTCTTGACCGAATTCTGTCAAAGAGTTTATTAAGGCAGCTCTTTCAGCAGACTTATTAACATTACCACCTCTAGCAGCAAGTTGTTCACCTTGAACTCTCATTAATTCTTTGACTTGTTTGTTTCTATTTAAAGATGCTTGTTCAAACAATTCATTCAATTGGATTTGAGATGTACTCATTGATCCAACTAGTGCATCTCTATTAGCGTCTCTCTGCCATTCGTAATCTTTAAGACGGTGGTCGTACTCCTCCATTGTACGCTTATTTTGATCTTGGATCATTAACTCGTCAAACCGAGTTTTATAAGCGTTTTGTTTTACTGCATTGAGGAATGCTCTTTGCTCAGATTGAGCCTGTCTTTGTGCTGCTCTTTGTGCATCCTTACGTTTATTCTTAGAAGACATGAAGCCAGAAACTGCGCTTCCAACAGCCATGGCTCCTAAGAAAGTGATGTTATTATTTACACCAGATTCAGCCAGTATCTTTTCATGGGGTTTGATATTATACATCCCCCATTCGGCGTCATTAATAGGGACGCCAAATTCATTAAACATTAATTAGACCTCCTTATGCACGACTATAGAATTTTCTATTATATTTACCTTCCCAAGTCATGCCCAATAGACTTACTGGTAAAGGAGTATCACCTACGATACTGAGTGAAATGTTTTCATTACGTTGATATACAGGTACATTGTGTACAGCTTCTGCAGCCATGCTAACCTCGTTTAGTTGTGAAGTACCAGGTTTTACTACAGAAACAGTCTGTGTTCTATTAGGTATACCTGTTAAGTTTACGTTATATTTAACAGGTCCGCTAAGTCCTGTAGATACTTTAATTCTATGTATAATTAAATCTGATGTATAATCTCTATTAGTCTGATTATCTGTAGTAGTACTATAATAGAACTTAGGTAATTCAACTGTCATTGTATAGATATAACCAATGATAAGGTTCTTACCTCTATAATCACCATTAATATCTACATACTCACTAGGTGCTGTACCCTCAACAGTTGGATAAAGTACGGCACCTACGGATGCATCAGTAGCACCTAGAGTACCACCAATATACCCACCTAACGCTACAACAGCTAATGTCTTACCTGTTATATGTGTGAATGGTAAGAATACTCTTGTCTTACCAGTTAGTTGATTGTATGTTCTATAAGGGTTAGACTTCCACATGTCCATACATACGTCAGTCTTTTCTCCAGTAGGTAAAGTTAGGAAACCTTCTTCACTAGCTTGTCTTAAATCAATAGAGTTGACTGATACATTAGTACCGTCAGATACTACAGCATAGAAGGTACTCTTATCGAAGAATTGGTCTACAAGTGTACCAGTTAGATTCCATTTATACCAAGTAGATGCTGTTCTTCTATCAGTAGTTTGATAAAATCTATACTGATATAACATATTAGTACCAGTATTACCTAGTGAAAGTATACTCATACCAGGTGATCCTGTCATATTATCGATACCACTAGGTATAAGTTCAGGAACAATACCAGTTGTATTAAATGTATTAGGAGGATCAGTAGTACTAACATTAGCTAATTCAAACACTCTAGAATATAAAGGTGTCTTAGAAATAAATGCTAAAGAGTTTCCTAAGTTAATTGCTTCGATATCAGTATCACATTCGTATGCAGATAGTGTATTAATTTTTGCTGTTGCTGGACTAAGTATATCAGAATCAGTTGACAACAAGAATTGTTCTGTATCACTGAATAGTACCAAACCTGCACTTGTAGTCTTAACATAGTTAAGGAATACAGGTTTAGTAGAAGATGCTGATATATCAATAGGGTCATCCGCTGCAGCTACTTGAGCAGATCCTGCCCAGAAATCATAGAATGATGCTGCCTTACTTAATATAACACTACCTCCACTTAAGAAACCAAAGCGGTTCCTAAAGAAGAACATGTTTCTAATAGTACCACCTACAAACGATGCTATGGGATTAGTTAATTCATCACCGACATCTCTATCTTCCCATGATATAGGATCGTATTTGAATGATCCATCAGCTTGTCTTACTAATTGATGTGGCATAGTTAATGGATCTAGTTTATAAGATAAACCAGGCTCATTAGATTCTTCCCAAGCACCAGGACCACTAGCAGCAGTACCGGATGTAGAGAATTTAACCCACATATCATCTGCTATAATACTCTCACTATTAACTATCTTTACTTTATAACCATCAGTACATTGTACAGGTAATTGAGATATATCTGAAATCTTATCAGTAAATGCATATAAAGAGTTTTCTTGAGAACCACCAGCTACACTGATAGATGTCACAAGTGTTACATGAATACCACTACCTACAGCAGTAGCGACACAACTTGCCATTGCTCCACCACCACCATTAATTGCACTAACTAAGTTTGAAACGATAACAGTAACGTCAGCGTCTCCTGCACTAGCAGACTCAGGTGTAGTATAATTAACTGTTACACCGTTTATTGTGACTTCATATTTAGCATTATAAGCAGCTACATATACAACAATAAACGCCTCATTAGGTAAAGCAGGTACTAAATGAGAAGACATTGCTACAGTCTTATTTTTATTTAAGACGTATGTATAATCATTTAGTGTTAATAGTTCAATGTCATCCGCTGTTGCACCTCGTAGATACCCATCATCTGGTAATCCAGGTATAACACATGCAGTTACTTCAGAGTTATAATTATTTGTAGCAGTTGTTTCTGCAGTTACAGCATTATTATAGTTTGTCTGCGCTGTTCCCATTGCAGATGTTGTTGTATTTAACTGTGCTTCTGTATGAGTAGGGTCATTAACTTCAATGAGTTCAAATAATTTAAGTCCGTCAGAAGTAAGATGAGGGTTTTCTCCTGTCATCTCTTTACCTTGTTGCCAAGTTAATTCCGTAACTTTAAATTTAGCATCACCGCCACCTGTGGTTATTGTAATAACTTCATCTACTTTATAACCTGTAGTAGTAGTTAAAGCACCACCAGATTTTACAATTGAAGTGGTAGATATAGTTACTACAATACTGGCACCACCTCCAGATCCTAAAGAGGAATCAGCAATAGTAATAGTCTCACTTGCATAGTAAGCATTACCACCATTAACTAATGTAACTGTGGGTACACCGTATTGATCAACTGTAATATCAAACCTAGCTCCTGACCCAGATTTATTTGCTGTACCAATTACATCTGTATAATTACCTTGTGTTCTACTTGTATCTGCAACACCATTATGTGTGAATGTTGATACAGCATATGTATCTGACGGGGTTGCTTCCGGTTCAACTTTATTAGCAGTATTAGTTGTAATATCAACTACTAATCCTGTACCTGATCCTGCGGATGTTGTAGCATAACCTAATTGTACTACTCTAAGTTTAGCATTACCTCCACCACCTGATACAGTTATCTCATCTCCAAGTGTATAATTATTACCAGGTGCGTTTACAACAGCTGCTGTAATAGCACCAGCTGCTACAGTTGTGTTAACTGTTAAAGAGGTTCCACCTCCTGTTGTTGCTACACCTGTTGCATCACTATAACCGCTACCGCCTACTGTTACTGCTAATTTATAAACCGATCCTGTAACTATTTTATCAACTATTATTTGTCCTGATGTACCACCAGCGACAGTTAAAACGTCACCAACTTTATACCCTTGACCTATCGCATTAATTTCAACTGTTGTAAGAGCACCTGCGGTTACAGTGGTTGTGAGTGTTAATCCAGACCCTGAACCGCCTGATGTTGCTGCAGCTGCTACTGCTGAATAACCTGAACCAGTTGCACTAATGTGTATTTGATTCGCAGGTCCAACACCTATACCAGTTCCATAACCTGAACCTTCTACAGTACGTTCTAATTTATAAACAGGTGCAGATATATTATTATCTGATACGCTAAGGGTATCTCCATTCTTTTTAATAGTATATGCATCGTTTGTTTTTCTTTGTGAAATTCCAGAAACCAAAGACTCAATTATTGTACCGATACCAGTATCATAATCTTGTGAGGTTTCCCATAAAGAAGATTTAGTATCACTTTGTCCATCATTAGATTCAGTGAAAGCAGCTTGTGCGGTATTCAATGCTACAAGTTTGTCTGCTGTATCTTGTACTGCATTGTTATATGCTAGCAGATCTGTCTGCATATTGGTATAGTTACAACCACCTGGTACTCCAGTGTCATCTCCCATATCAACTTTTCTAGGACTACCATCAGTTAAACTCCATACACGGAAAGTATCATCTGCATATTGTCCTACGTATTTCTCATCTTCATCTCTAAGTATAGAGAACCATTTACCATAAGCTTCAGTCTTTGTTACAGTAACAGTAATTGCAGCACCACCGCCGCTACCTAAAGCTGAATCAGCAATGGTTAATGTATCATTTTTTAAATACCCTTTACCACCTGAAGCGAGTTTAACATCGACTCCTAATGAGTGTATAGCAGTAATGGTTAAAACAACCGATGCGGCACCACCACTTCCTAATGAACTGTCAGCGATAGTAATTGTTTCACCTGATGCATTATAACCTGCACCACCTGTTTTACTAGCACGATGATCTAAAGTGACAATAGGTTCTCCATCAGACTCAACTACAACTTTTAAATCACATCCTGTACCAGACGCACTTCCTGCAGCATTTGCTACATAATAGGTACCAGCAGTTCTGTTACTCGCTGCAACTCCGTTGTGTGTAAATGTACTAACTTCACCTGCAACTATAGCGTGTACGTTGAATGTAGCTCCAGTGCCTGATCCACCTGAAGTAGTAACAGCTGCAACATATCTACCTGCAGTTCTACTCCCATCACCTACACCGTTATGTGTAGCTGTTGATATTGTTGTTGATATATCTTCAGCATTTTTTAGGTTAGATATAAATTTACCACCAGGTCTTTTCAACATACCGAGTGCATAGTCAGGGTATGTATTTATAGCATCTTTTACTTGAGTGGGTATTTTTTTCTTATCCGGTTGCTGTGATATTCCATTTAAAAAATTTGGAATATTTTGTGTGAGTGTTGTCATCTGCGTAATGCTTTAAATGGTTGATAGCTGTGATGGTAATCTTCCTCATCTCTCCACCCGAATATAGACATATCACCTTGTTGAGTTTCATGCTCTAGTGCAGTAGCTCTAGCGGAATACTCTTCTTCTTGTAGTAATGCATATATTGTTTGATCTCCGATCATTCTTATTGCACATAATCTAGCAGATCTAGCAGTTATATAAGCTTGAACAGCTGGCGGTACTTCTGTAAAATTCCAGTACCAAACAACATCTACCGTGATCGTACGCGGATCGGAACCATCTTTCCATTCATAGGTGTGCTTGTTGCGATCATAAAGCTTACCATTACGACGAACAGTATTATAGTCATCGTAGTGAGTGTATCTATGTGTGTCAATTGATAAAGCATTTTCTGGGTATTCTATTTCGAACGTGATGCTATCAGCAGTTAGCTCATAGTGACGTTCAGTATTAAATGTCCACCCCTCAGATTGTACAGTTTTATTCACTTCTCTAAGTGTATTTAAAACTATACCTACTTCAGGATTTTGTAAATCTAAGGTGGTGACAGAACTCTGCCCCACTGAGCTTAATATTTGATTAACAGCATCCAGTTCTGTGGACACAGCATAAGTAGGGTAGGTCATGTTAATTTATATAAATAAAAAAAAGAGGGTCGTGAAACCCTCCCAATGTGTATAATGTTAAACCGCAGTGATGTTACACTCAGGACCAGCATAAGCCATCCTAAGATTTTGTGTCACTGATCTAACAGCGGAATCTGCTTGAGCTGCTGTACTACCAGCTGCTGTTGCAGTCCATGTTTTTGATACGGAAATACGTTCTGCATCTGTTGTACAGACACCGTTATTCCCTTTTTGTACTGATACTGCCATGTATTTTTACCTTGTATTGTTAAACAACTTTACCAACGACTCGTCGGAATGTTTGATTATCATTCCCGTCCGTTGATACTTGCAATGTAGTTCCTGCGGCTGCAAGAGCTGCGGTTGTAGCTAATTCAAAAGTATCAGCTGACATCCTTTCAACATAGAATGAGGTACCATCAGCAACTGTATCTGAAGATCCAGTCACTAAGTTAGTACCACCTTCTGAGTGATAAGTAACTATATCGCCGGTAGTTAAACCATGTGCAGTAGATGTAAGTACACCTGGACTTGCTTCTGTTATACCAGATTGAGCAATTGTCAGTGTGGTGTAATCGTCTGCACCTATTGTTCTACCATG